ACCGCATTATTTGTTGGATTAGTTCCTACAGGAATGTTTGAATTTTGAGGAGGTAATGTTCCGGTTGCTCGTTGGTAACTCTTAGCAATATCATTTAAAATTGGAAACGCGTTTGATAATTCAGTGGCTTGTTTCTCTACATTTGAAAACGCAGTAGTCATTTCATTTTTAACAAAACTACCAAAATTAGTTAAAATACCCCCTAAATCAGCTGTTACTTGACCTGTTTCAGCATATTGGTGAATTGCATTACCTAATGTATCGGCCGTTTTATCAATTCCTTTACCAATGTTTTTCGCCGATAAATTTTCACCAGGAATTTCTTTTACCGCTCCAGAAATTGCTTTAGCACCTTTTAAACCTTGTCCAACAGTTTTACTAGCCGCCAAACCTAAACCTGTTCTATCACCTAAACTATTAATTGCCGCAGCAACATCTTTAGTTGCGGATAATTGTTGTTTTGCTAAATCTTCCATTGATTCAGGTTTAGCATTTGCCATTTTTTCAAGAGCCTTAACTTCTTCAGGTGTTAATTTGTCAACATCTTTTGTCTCTCCCGCAGCGGTCTTTATTTGATAAGTTCCACCTTCACCCATTTCTGCCATATTGGCAATCATTTTCTTTTGGTCTTCACTAACATCCGGAAATGAAATTTCTTTCATTTTCTTATCTAAATCAGCACCACCTAACGCCATTTTGGTAAGTTGGTCATAAGAAATACCCATAGCTTGGGATATTTCTCTTAACTGACGTTTAGCTCCCGGCATAATTTCAAAACGCCCATCTTTACCAAGTTGAACAAATTGTTTACTCATTTGAGCAATTTGATTTTGTAATTCAGCAGGGTCATTTTGAGATAAATCCATTAACTTTAATGGGTCTAATAATGAACTCTGTGAAACACCTAATCTTTGCATTGCAGCAGCAACTTCGATAGCACCTTCAGGATTAAACACTTTTTCAGCAAAACCTAAAGTTTGTGACATATCGATTCTTAATGCCGTTGCCTGTGTGGCCATTTTTGCCAAACCTTCAACACCGCCTGCAAAATTATATTTATTAAGAGCGTTCATATTATCTAAAACTTTACCCGAAACCGCTTGTGCATTAACACCAGATTCTCGAGCGATATTAACAACTTTTAACATTTCACCTGTCGCTTTTCCCGCAGAAATCCCCACATCCGCCATACCACCAACTATTTTACTTGTCTCTTGACCTGTAACTTTCATTGTTGCATATAAATCTTTGGTCGTTTCTTCAGTTAACACAACGTTTCTACCTAATTCTTTAGATGCCTCTTGTTGAATTTTAAGAACATCGGCAACATCACCCCCTAATTTTCTTACAGAGGTAACAGATTCGGCCATACTCATCCTTAATATGTCGGACATTTCTTGACCTTGTCCAAACTGTTTGAGCATTGCACTTGCCGCCTCATCAAGAGTTAATACTATTTTAGCAATAGCTTCAGGATTAAAATTAGAACCAATTGCATCCCCCAATCCTCTTGAGGCTGATTTATCTTCCGGTGTTGTTTCTCCTGCCATAATTAAATGTGTTTATAAATAAATACACCAAACATAGATTTTAAACATCTAGTCTGGTGTATTATTCTCGATTAATCGATTTATTAAGTGTTTTCTAAAATATGTCGGCATAGAATGAAAATCCGAATATGATACGTGTATTGATTGAGCCAAATACAAATATTCCTCAATCAACATTTGTCTATGATTAGAAGAAAGGACGAAAAAAGTCCACCCCAAAGGCAATCTCGAAAGATACCAATTCTCCTGATGGGGCGATTACACTTCTTTTTAAATCTAATGACGGCTCATTATCTTTTAAAAACTTTCTTATGTATTTTGAATCCATAATTGGTAAAGTATCAATAAATAAACTTATTTTTGATTTATCTTGTTCACCATCAATTTCAGCAATATGTTTCAATAATTTCCAAGTAATTCTTGGAACTTGTCTACCAGCAGGATATTGGTCAGCCATTTTATCTAACTCAATTGTATCATTAAACGTTGTTGGTCTTAATTTAACCGTAACACCTGTTTTTGGTAATTTAGTTGTAAATGTCCCATCCTCATCAGGTTTAACATCAGTTTTTCTAATATTTAATTCATCTAATTGAATAGTACCTACAAATGGTTTGTCAGTTGCCGGGTCAATTAAATTTATACTATATTCCGACCCAAATGATGTGTTTCTTAAAAATATTAAAATAGCCTCAACATCACCGTCTAAAAGTTCTTCAGGACGTAAGTCGTGCTCATACATTTTATTTCTTAATAATTTTAATATAATATTTTCACTACTACGACCGGCACCAATTAAATAATTCTCATCATTTGCTGTTAAATATCCAATCTTAACGGCCTTCTTTTTTGATTTGTAAAAAATACCTCCAGTCGGTAATTGAACCACATCGTGTGGTAAATTAAAATTTTGCGTTCCAGCGTCAATTAAACTTTGTTCCATATAATTTTGTTTTTATTATAAATAATAGAATATGTTTTTTTTAAATAAATAAAAAACCCACTTAAAAGTGGGTTTTATAGAAAATATAATACACATATTTTTTTTTAACAATTAATTTATTAATAAACTAATATACATCTATCCATACGAATAGTTGTTGAAATACCCGCAATAGCATCATCTGCGTAACCTAACGAATCAAAGTTAACGTCACTTAAAAACGCACCCTCTAAAATCCATTTTTCTACAACAACTCCGGTTGGGTCTAACATCTCAAGGTCAATGTTTTTCTTATAACCCGCAGCATACCCCATACGACCTGTAACTGACTCCGCACATAAACGAACCCACTCCATAAGAGCTTGTGACGCAGAAGGTCCAATTGGGTCTCTGAATTTAACTTGAATTGTTCCCCAAGTAAAACGACCTGCAACATATGTTGAAGTGTTTAAAAATGGTATTTCAATATCTTTAATTGTTATATGTGGTCTAGCAGCCGTCTCTACAAACCATTCGTTAATCCCTAACGTAGATGGGAATCGTACAATAAACCTATTTTTTCTTTTTGGTTCATACGGTATGGGCATTTTCATTAATAAATCAGCCATTTTTAAATTTGTTTTTAATTTTTATTTTTTTATCTTGTTTATTATAAATATAATCTATTTAATTTTTTTCACTTGACTTTTAGAATTAAAATTTGTATCATTCTAGAAATCCTAGTTTTTATATTAATATTTTATTTACTAGTTTTTATTTATTAAATGTTTTTAATTATAATAATTAATTTAATATTCTTTTTTAATACCTCCAGCTGTTGAATAAGTTTTAATTATATTCTCTGGGTCATCCTCAAAATGTTTCTTAACAACTTCCACATTTTTTAAATCGTCATCTGAAAAACCTATCTTAGGGACAAAATAATTGTTTATTTTATTTTTTAAGAAAGCCTTTTTCTGTATATGTTGAGACATTGCTTTAACATAATCAACAAATTCTTTTAAAGCTTTAATTTTTCCTTCTTCAGGATTTGTTGCCGAACCTTCACCATAAGTAACCGGATAAAATTTACATAAATCTAAATACTCTCTAATCATTTCTCTTTTAGAAGTGTTTTCCTCATCAGCTAAGTCTCTATATTTTTCTAAATTCCTAACTAATTCATTTGAATCAATACCATTAAGATTTGAAACTATATAATTATAACAAGCTTCTTTAATTACTGATGGTGTATGTCCTCTAGCCGTAACTATTGAAAATATTGACCCATTATTAATAGCCTCAACAAAATCATTCCAAGCAGGACCCGGTTTTGCTAACATAGTATCAATAATGAATTGTTTATCACCCTTAACCCCAAAATATCTAAAAGGGTCTTCAGCAAATCCAACAATCGTATGTCCGTCAAATTCAAACGGTTCTTTACCTATTTGTTCTCTATAAGTCGCAAAATCTTCAGTAGACATCCCGACCTCATCACCGTCTTCATCTTTTAATATAATTTTGGTCGGCATTGATACTATATTATCGTCCCAATCAAAAGCGTAATACTTTTCATCCGGAGCACCAAATTCATCAATACCCTCTACAATTCTATTTTTTAACATAATCTTAAATTAAGGCTTAATTATGACCCACTATTACAATGGGTCATAATTTTTTTATTATATATTCTCGAAAGAAGCTCCTGTTGGAGTAATATAGAACGTAATGTCTATAAATTCTAACGATTTGGTTGGTTTGATATAAATCTTACCTGTCATTTGATTTCTGTCTAAATCAGCAGCGTCTGACGAAACTGTTACACGGAAGTCATATAAACCTCTATCTCTTCTGATAGCGTCTAAGATAGGGTTAACAGCATCTAAGAAGTCTTGTCTTACTTTTTGGTCGTTTTGTTCAAACAATAATCTTACAGATACTGCTGAAATCAATTTACGAGCTTGAAGTAATAATCTTCTTACATTAATTCTATCAAGAGCCGATTGAGCAACTTGTAGAGTTTTGTTACCCCAAATCACAGTTCCAACATCAGAGAAAGTTGCAATTGGATTAATACGACCTTGATAAAGTGTATCTCTATCTTCTTGAGTAAGTTTCTTTCTCGCTTTAACCGCGTTTACAATACCTCTTGTGTAACCTGCTGCCGCGAACCAAGGGAATGCGATATTATCGGTTAAAGCCAAGTTTCTAACAACTTCCGCAGTTGGTGGTAAATAGATTTGTGTATTATTAACACTATCTCTAGTTAATACCCAAGGGTAATAAGTTGCAGTGTAGTTAGAGTCAATACCACTATTTTCTAATTCATTTACCGCCTCTTGTGGGTAAACTAATTGAGTTGGGTCATAAGTTGGTAGAAGTAAATTACTATCTGCCGTTGTACAAATATACAATGAGTCAGCTCTATTGAATTCAATCATTTCGATTGAGGATTCAACTAAATCAGAGTTATTAGTATAATCAATACCCGGAGTTACAAATAAATTAATGTTAACTGCTTCAGGATTAGAGAATGTTTGTTGACCTAATAAGTAAGCGTAGTAATCGGAGTTACCCCAATCAACAGTATTATTACCAACTGTTATTTGTTTAAATGCTCCCCAACCTGATGCTGTAGGATATTGTATATTACTACAAGCACCATTTAAATAACCTCTTCGACCTAATTTAAATAAGTCACCATTTGTTCTACGTTCTCTATAGATATCCCATCCATCAAAACCTCCTTGAACTAATAAAGAGAATTTACGAGAGTATATTCTGTAGTAAGGACTTAACTCACTAGTAGGGTCTGAAGTAAAGGTTGCATCACCAACATAATATGCTGAAGTTCCACTTGTTGTATACGCTTTTGAAATTGTTATTCCACTTGCGTTTTTATCCATATGATAACCTTTGGTTAATGTTAACCATTCAGCAGCATCACTATCAATACATAAATTTAATGGTCTTTGTTTTCCTTTATATTGGAAGAAATCAACATCATATCCTGCCCCGTTTCCTGTTGAAATCCCTAAATAAGTTCTACGAACATTATCACCCGGACTTAACGTAGCATCATTAGAACCTGAACTTAATCCAAATGGTGGGTCAAATACCACTTCACCAGGATAATCATATTTAGTTTTATAAATTGGGAATGGAGATTTTGATGAACCATATTGTCTCATTTTAAATCCTTGGAATCCACAAGGTAATGTATCAACAGGAGCATCTTCATTCATTTCTACCATAATGTATTTAGAATTCAATGCGTATTCTCCGTCAGTTGTTCCAATTTTTTGAGCCACAAACGAATTACTGTTAGGGTCCATAGTACAATTTGTGAACTTTTCAATAACTGTAGGGTTATTATCCGTATCAAAAAAGTCTCTAACTAAAACATCAAATGTTAAGTTATTAAACGACATATTAGCAATTGATATTTTTACTTCAGTATTAGCGTCATTACCATCAGAAATAGTTGCAAATCTAAATAAGTTAAATACTTTATTACCTCTAACCTCAGAAACAACCCACGGAGAAACCGGTGTTTGGTATTTTTCTAAGTAATAAGCTATTGATGTTGAATTTCCACCTGCAGCTCTTGGTAAAGCTAATAAATCACAACTTAAACCTCTAATATAACCTTTATTATAACCATAATTTAATAATGTTTGGAATCTTTCTTCAACAAACAATGGAACTGTCGTTCTTGGTTTTGCGAAATTTGAAGACCCAAATACTTTAGGTAAATATTTAGAATCAGACTCACTAAATGATGTTTCAAAGAAGAATGTATTACCTTCGTAATCTGTCACATTAAGTCCAAATGTTGAGAATGGATTTTTAGCGATATTAGAATATGTTGATGCCGTACAATTAATTGACACATCAGTTAATCCGGTAACTTCATATGCTGGTCCGTTATCAGTTGTTGACGCATAAGTCGCAATACCTCTTGAACGAAGAGTTGCAATAACCATATCGTCAAAATCAGTATATGAAACACCTGAGTAAACATAAATTTTACCACTTACCGTACCACTATAACAAGTTGTTATTGTTCCTATATTATTAGAACCTGTATTACCTGATGTTGCTGGATTACAAGGATTATCAATCGTAACATTAACTGTCCAAGTTTGGATGTTAGACCCATCTTGTGATGTTAAGACATATGGTTTAGTTCCCGCTGAGAAGTTTTGTGTCATCCCTGAACTTTGTTGTGTTACACCACTAACGGTAACACCTGTCGTACAAGCACTAAATGTTACAGTCAACGCTGTCAAACCTGAAGTAGGTGTTGTAAATGGTAATACAACATCAATTGTATTAGTACTATAATTTATACTACCAACAGTATTTGAAACTGTTGCCGAACTAACCGATAATGAATAGAAAGATGCACAATTTGAAGATGAGGTTGTTGCAGTTAAATCACTAACAACATTATAGAATGAGTAACCACTGTATGAACCGTTAGTATTATCAAATAAAGAATAGTACCAAGGGTCATTGTTAGCATCTGTATAATCAGCATTCGTTGAACTTACACTGTCAATACCGTAAACATTAGTTGCATCTGTGTATGTAGTACTTAATGTGTTATAATCAGAACCTGAAATTGTTCCATAATAATTAATAGATGTTGCAGAATGACTTGGGGTTGTAATTATGTCAAATAATTGAGATTGAATGTTATCTAAAATTCTTGATGTACTACCATTGAAGGTTTCATACGTATCATTAATTTTATTTGATATTAATGTTGGTACGTTAAACACTTGAACTGTTTCAATACCACTATTACAACCTGTAAAAGTAAATGTAAACGGTGTTATTGTATAACCTGTACATATATTAGCACATAATGCTAAGTCATATGTAAAACCTGAACATTGGAACCCAACTGTTGATTTATCTACGTTCGCAATTGTTGTAATAGACCAAGATGGTCCTGCGTCATATCCTGATAATCCCAAAATTCTTGTAACAAACAATTGATTAGATTGTTGTAAATAAGCTTTTGCGATATACGAAGCTTCATACTTCGGTATTTGTGTATTAATAAACTTTTCAGGGGATGTTCCTCCAAAAAAAGTTGAGAATTCATCGAAGTTACGTATAAAGATAGGTTCAAAGGCAGGTCCTTTTTGTGTCTCACCTACAATACCTAATGTGGTTACACCCACACTCTGTGCTACGAAACTTAAATCAACTTCGGAAGTATATACCCCAGGAGATACGAATACTTTGCTGTTTGTTGCCATTAGTTTGTCTTGTTTATAATTTTATTTATATATAAATATTAAAAAAAAATCAAAATACTTTACT